CAATGTATGTGTGTAAAATAGTTTTCCATTTCTCGTGCGAAGCCTCCTTCTCGGCAACCAACATCTATACCTATTCCGTTTTGCTTTATGTAAGGTTTAGCCAATTGGAATGTGTGACTCCATCCTTCAATTTTTTGTGGTATTTGTTCTGCTGATCCTAAAATATCAATTGTTCTTTTTTGCATATTCTGTAAGCCATTTCTCCAGAGCCGGACCATCTAGTGGTTCTGGTGTAAGCCATTCCTGTACACCGTGAGTTGTTGCCCACTTGCCACTTGGCATCTGCCATGCATTGTGTTTAGGTTCTTCTATGTGCCTACCAACCATGTATCTTCTTGTGCCAGGCCCATATGGTTTTATTTCAGATTGCACTACGATTAAACCCAATTTCTCGATCCACTCGAGCATTCTTTGTTTATGTCTTGCCATAACTGTACTTATTTGGATTTAAATTTCTCTATCAAGGACCTAAATTTTCCTTGTGTGATGTCTAGTTGTACAAAAGGTCTTCTTATATATTTTTTCTTGCTTTCTTGGATAGATATATCCTTGCTTTGTGTTATTATTACAGCATTTGGATAGTATGCAAATTTTTTGCCTGCTATTACAATGTGAGGTGGTTTTGTTCTATCATTGCGTTCCTTAAAACACCAAATAGCAATAACGTCTCTTTTTACGTCTATGTCTTCTATGTTGTCTTTGAATTCAAATCCTATTTTGTATTTTTCATCAAAATCTTGCCAAAGTTTATGATTAAGATTGTTTTGATTCTCGTAAAGGCGATCGTATTCTTGTTCGGGAATTAGATTGATTGCATGGATGTGTTCGACAGGGTCTGAGTGGATGTGTTTTGATTGTAATTTTCGCCAGTCCATTATGCACTGAACAGGTTAATAAGTTCTTTTTTCCAGTCATCGGAATACTCGCAATCCCTGTATCCATCAAACCAAGGTCCGCCCTCTGTGTAGTGTAATATTTTAGGTACACCATCTTTTGGTTCCTTATACCATCCAACTAGCCAGTTGTATTCGTGTGGCAGTGATCCAATTTCCGAATCTTCTAACCAACTAAATCTATGTAGGAATTTTGGAGTCTGTTTGTTCAAAAACTCGGGTGTCAACATTTTATTCTTTTCATGTCCACAATTCCAAAGCACCATGCTGGACCAGTTCTTCCTTGGATACGCTGTTTGCACTTGTCCGTCCATTTTAATTGATCCTTCTTCCGGTGTGTAATCGTGTTGTACACATACCACTGCTTTGGTATCATCACAGTATTGTTCTAGTTCTTTAGCAGGTATTTTCCAAAGAAAGTCGCAATCACAGAACACTGCCCATCCTTTATAATTGTTTAGGTGTGGTACAAAAAATCTTGTAAATGTAAATTCTGTTGTAGCAAGTTTATCAGGTTCACGTGTATAGATACCTTGCTGTCGCATTTCATTTTGTTTCAATGGTTGTACTTCTGCTGACGGATCTCTTCTTTTAACGCTGTGTTCACATACTTGATAGGCTATGTCTTCTCTGCTGTCATGTCCTACGTATATTTTCATTTTCTTCCTGATAATAATTTGTGAATGTCTTCCCAATTATTTACTCTGGTAATTTCTGGATGATCAAAGTCTCGGTTATATTCGTGGTCGATTAATATGGGCTTTAAACCGTATTTGAGCCCGGCTAGTGCGTTCTTAGGCTTGTCCTCGACCCAATACAGCCCGGTGTTGTGAAACTCCGCTAATGCTGAATCTTTGTCTGCTCCTGTGCCTAGTATGTGGTAGTTTGTAAAAATATGTTCACCAAAAAGTTCTCCCATTCTTTTCTTACGCAAACACTGTGCTGGTATGTCTGATGTTTGAGATGTGATTGGAATAAATGTCCAACCCTCTGCGGCCAAAAGTTTTACCCATGTTTGTGAATCGGGCATTGGTCTCTGTGTGCCCATCCACGCACTTCTATTAAATTCTCTTATCTCTTTTCTGATTTCGGCAACTGTGATTCCAAATCGTTCAGCCATCTCATATGTGTTTTGTTTGTCTGCTAAAAGTTTGTGAGGATGATATCTTGCACCTCTCTCATCAAAAAGTGTCCGTTGCAACATCCACTTGGTGAAATGATGTTCCCATTCTAGTAGTACACCGTCTACGTCTGTAAGTATTATTCTATTATTTGATATCGGCATCTTCCATTCCTGCTACTCTCAATTTAACAATGTTTGTTATCTGCCATTGCTTTTGATCTAAACCTTTAGTGATGCCTAACCATTGGTTTCTTATCAATGCAAAGTCGTTTATAATTTTGTCCATGTCAACAACATCGTCCTCTCCGTCAACATACTTTTCTGCATCTCTGCTTGATAATGCTCGGTTGTAATTTTCAAGATATTTTCTAAAAGTTTTTGATCGTAATCTTCTTAATTCTATATTCAAATATTCTAATATTGCTTCTAACTGTTGAAGTTGGCTAAATCTTTCTTCTACTATTCCGGGTAGTGCGGCACTGGCTCTTTCCAAATTGCCATATATCTTGCATTGTTTTTTTGCTTCTAAAAGTTCTTTGTCAAAGTATGCAACACAGTCTGGAATTTTGTCTAGATTTCTACTTACTTCGTTGTACCAATTAATCATCGTCGCCGTATCCGTCTGATTCTTCTTCATCCTCGAACACAGTGTTAATGGCTTCTTCAAGTTTTGGATCGTATTCTGCTGATGCTTTTATTTCATCAACTTCAACACCGATGTCTTCTAGACTTTTAATAAAATCTATTGCACAGTCCAACTTTTGTCTTTCTGGAACATAATGCATAATGGCATTCCACAATCGTTCTATATCTTCGTGTGTGAAATCTATCATTTTATTCTTTTTCTTCTTCTATTAATTCATCAGGTGCAGTTTCTTTGAACTCCGCCATTATCATATCTAATTTATCACCAACCCATGCTTTTCTGAACTCTATGTGTTCCTTGCCTTTAGAATCTATGTATTTGAGTCTGTTACCCTGTTGTACAAGCAGGCCTTTTTTCTCAAACAGGTCCACAAGTCCACTGTATGGATCCATGCCGGTATCATATGGTATCTTGACTTGCACACCTTCAAAAGGTTTAGCATATCTTGTTTTCATAACTTTACAAGCCGCTCTGATACCTCTTACATCACTCACTTTGTTGCCTTTTTCATCTTCTTTTAATTTTAATTTTTTCATTGCGACAACAATACTTGACGCATAGATAAATCCTTGTCCGCCTGATATCTTGTCATCTGGATCAAACATATCTTGTGATGCGTATGTGTGGTTGGTTGCTATAAGTCCTACATTCCAACTACCAAACATATTGACACAGTTTCTTACAAGTGCCGTTAATGCCTTAGGTTTTCTACCCAAGTCGCCTTTCATGTCTCCCGCTTCAAACTGATTTACATCAGTTGGAGTAAGCATCATGCCCAGACTGTCAATAACGAATAGCACCTTAGGTGCACCCTCTTTGTTGTCTGCGTGTTGCTCTTTGTAACCTTTCATAAACTCTGAAACAGTTTTTGCCACATCGTCAACCATTGACATGCTTAATTTTAAAAGTTTGTCTTCTGATGTGTCCACTTTCAATGCTTGTAGCCACTGCTCGTCTAATGCGTTTTCAGTATCAATTAGTATTACAAATATACCTTGATCTTGTGCATTTTTAATAATGTTGCCTGATGCTATGTAAGATTTACCTGCACCAGACTCACCGGCAAGTACTGTTACTTTACCTAGGGGAATTCCTTTGTTGAAATCGCTTGTCATCAAATAGTTTAATGCATAGTTTCCTGTTGATATCCAATCAGTTGGATCACTGAATCCTATACCAAGTCCTTGAATTGATTTTGTGATACTTTTTCTAAATTTTGTTGCGTCAAACACTTTTGTCATTTTGTTTTCCTTATAATACTAACCAAATGATTATTGCCACAATCAACATCCATGCGGGTATTTGTTTGTACAATATCCATTCAACAGCCTTTTGTATTTTCTTTTTCATATTAATATATTACTACACAAGGCCTCAATAGTCAATATCAAGG